CAAAGTACCATCTACTAGTGGTAAAGAAACATATTCCGCTACTCTCAAAGAAATCTTTAGTCCGCTGAAAAGCTATATAGCTAAAGCAGAAGACCATTTAGAATCGTTGAAAGACGAAATTGAGTCTATTACCTCAGGTAATAAAGACAACAATGTTGTAGTAGCTGAACTGCAAGCTCTAAAAGACTTGCAACGTTCTATACTAACTGATATCTCCACTGTTCAAAAAACAGTAGGTCAACATCGAGATTTTCTAGGTACAAACCTAGGAAAACGACGACGTAATAACCCTGGTAAAAGACCAGCGGAAGGCGATATCAGAATCCTAGACGGCGATCGATTTAAATTCGTTGGAAAACAATGGGTCTTTATAGGCCCATCTCCATCTAATACAAATGTAGAAGAAGGAGACTAAGTAGTTTGTCCAAAGGAAAGAAAATCAATAAGCCGTTGTTGGAGCTCAGTAACCGAAATCTAAAATTTTCTAATGAGAAAATAACAAATTTCTGGAAACTGAATAAGAACGTTATGACCAAACAGGCTTACGGAAAGTCACTTACTACTAAGGAAGTAACTGTCTATAAGACTCTTAGATCAATTAGCGCGTTCCGGACTTCAACTCACTTCAAATACCTTAGAAAGTATGAAAAGTTCTGCTCTGCGATTTATAATAAACCTTTAAAAGAAATTAAAAGTCTCATATCATATTGGGAAAGAATATACGAACATATAGCCTTCCATAAAGGAGGGGCATATGCTGCGAAGTACTTTAAAGAACTTTACAGTGTAGGCCTTCGTATATCAGTATCAAATGATTATGAGGCTCTTAAATTCCATAAGGTAAATTCGAAAGGGGATCCAATTATATTTGGTCCTATCTTGGATTTACTTTATGGTTCTTATAAAGATCGAAGATTAGCTCTTCAAATTCTACAAACTTTTCAGCTTATAGAATTTTGGGACTACTCATCTATTGATTATAATAGCATTGAGAAACCTCCATACGTTCAAGGACGAATGACCAAAAATGGCTTCGTCTCAGGTACGTACTTCGAGTTGGCTTATAAAAAGGTTACTTCAGAGGAACCAGACGTGGTTCCTGCAGGATTCGACTTTGAAAAGTGGATATCATGCTTTAGAAGAGCTCTAGTAATAAGCTTTCCGAAGGTAGAGAAGTGGAGAAGAAATAGGAACCTCGAAACGAACTCGGACCTTCATATATCAGCTAAGACAGGACCAAATGGACCTGCTCTAGGTTGTGCGGTCTTAGACCACGCAGCTTTGAATGATGACGAAACTCCAGTTGGGTACCAGTTACTAGAAGCTATTAAGCAAGCTAGTGACCAGACTAACAACTTGAAGTTAGACAAAATCTTAGAAGAGTTTGAAGAGGAGGACTATAGTTATGTGAATACCAAAG